CCGTTGATGGTTGACCATTGTGCAGTATTTCTAGCTCTATCAGCGGCAAATTGAGAGAAGGCGTTAGACCAATCAGCGTTAAGTTTTGATGTATCAAGCTGTTGCTGACGGGTAAGACCCTGTTGTTGAGTCTTTAGGTTACGGATCTGCTGGTTGCCACGAGCTTGCTCTTGTCTGGCAGTGTTTGCGGCAGTGATAGGCGCAAAGCCACTACCACCGGAATCGGCCCGGTAAAAATCCCCATAATCAGAGGGGCGGTAAATTCGTGACATAATTACGTCCAGTTATATGCAGGGATACCTAGGTTGAGATCTTCACCTTCGCCAACAGGTTCGGGTTCAAAAATTGGAGCTTGTATAGGTTGTAAAAGGTTGCTGTACGCAACGTTGTCAGCGCTGAGTTGTTTGTCAGATGCCAATTGCATACCGATAGCAGCCTTGTCATAAGCAGAGCCAATTGAGGCTTTCTGTTCTGCCTCTGCAAACCCTGCCTGTCTAGAAGCGTCCATAGCCAAAAGTCCGACGCTTTGACCTGTTCGACCTGTAGCCAGAACAGAGCCCATAGAGCCGATCTGTTTGGCATAAATTTCCTGCATTTTGAACGCAGCAGCTTTCTTAGCTGAAACAAACTTGGCTTGTTCTGCCTGATATACCCGGTCTGATGCTTGCTGGTTATAGACGCGCTGTTGTTCAAAGGCCTGGCGCGAAGCTTGCTGAGCACGAACGTCGGCGATATGACGAGCAACAATCTGTTGATTATTTGCGTATGCCTGTTTTTGCGCTTGCTGGTATTGAAGGTTTAGCTGTTGACGGTTTCGTTCAGCTTCTGCGTTTGCTTGCTGCTGAGCGATTTGTGCCTGCGTGTTTGCTTGCATGGAGCTTGTCGCTGTTGACACAGCAGCAATACCCAGACCAGCAAGGGCGATGTTTGCGCCCATTGCAGCGACTGCACTACCGCCCATCATGGCAGCAGTAATTACACACATAGTTTGACGATCTCCAAATAGGGCAGGTAGTAGGGCGGCGGATATACGGTTCGGAGTGCGTTGAACCCGAGCATCTTGAGAAGTTTGTGGTGAAACTTGTTACGAGCATCTGCCACATTCCACAGCAGACGGTAGTTGGTCTGTTCCTTAAGCCATTTGCGTGCCTGTCGGACAAACGTGTGAGGTTTTCTAGTTAGGTGAGGTGTGCATAACATCCAAATCACACCCACGTCTGGCGACTCATCGGGAGTAATCCCAGCAATGCCGCCGATAGTTCCGTCAATATCACAGAACACAACGGCGACATCACTACTGACAACACAAAAAGGGAGAGCTAGTGGAGAGTGTCCGAGCCCTATACATTCTGCGAGGTCTTCAGGTTGAAGGTTGTTGGCGACATATAAAGCGTCTTCAACGGTGGCTTTGCGGTAGTAAGGCTTCATGCATTAGGTGGGTAGTGCGCGGACTCCACGGCGGTTGTAATGGCCCTGCCATGAGTAGCTGGTAAGAGCTGATGGAACTGGATCGTCAGCGTAGATATTTGCTTTACTGTCTCTGCCAAGGCAGAAGATAGGTACGGTACGAGTTACTACTTCCTCAACAACAGCAGAGTTTGCGTTATACAGACCAGCTCGTGGGATCTCGATGTCATGATTAAATGCAGGATAACCAACACGTTCGACATTGATTGTGTATCTCCCAGAGTAATAAAGATCTAAATACAGCATTTCTACAACAGGGTTTTCAATCCTGTCTGCGCGTCCATCTGTAGAAACGTAGAAAGAAGGTAGAGATACTGTCATTCGATACTGCAGACCAATTACATAGTCGGCACTGGTAAGAGACGAATCCACAAGCATGTAATAGCCATTGGAATCACTTTGAATCGTTGGCCGTAAGAACACAGACTCGGAGTCACCGCTAGTCACGATGAACACAGGAGTGGTGTTAGCCACGTAGGAACCTGCGGGGAAATTGATACGGGTATCGTTACCAACAACTGAGGTGGTGAGGTTTGCCTTGTATTGGAGGAAATCAAGGCGTGGCAGGAACTGACTAAATCCAGCATTGATAGGAGCGCTATCAGGATCGTCAATCATTTCCATTGTGGACAGCACATAGTCAGTGCCGTCATAGCTGACAATGTATGACGTATCGTTATCGAAACCGTACATACGGATTTGAGCTGGGAACTGCCATTTGCTCCAGCCAGCAAGCTTTCGCTCGTTACCTTCGTTGTAAAACTTGAAAGTCCAGACAGTATTAGAGTCATCCCCAAACAGAACAAAACTGTTGTTAGGGCTAACAGTGGTAAAGGTGAGATTAGGTGGGATATATTCCGGTATGATCCGTGTGATGTCTGCGACAACTGGTCTGTTATCAACAGAGTCAACTGACATTTCAAACACCTTAGAGAAGGTGTCAGCTTCAGAAACAAACATGACACTCACACCAGTGCTGATAGGTGACGTGCTAGTTCTGTAGTTGTAGTTAGAGATTTCTGTGAGCTTGACAGTAGCTGGAGCGAAGGCGACTTCCTGTGAAGCCATAAGGAACTGACTGTTTTCAGCAAAGAGCAATACACCCTTAGGCGTTCCCATTGCAGACTTAAGCAGTGCAGGCTTCTCAGCACCTGCTGTCATATCAATTGGATCTGCGTCACTTACTGCGATAGCAGAAGTAACAAAGAAATCAAAGAAGGATCCAGGCTGCGACATGACAACAGAGTCTTCGCTCAGGAAGCCAAGACGGTTGGCAAAGAAAAACATTCCACTAATACCTCTTCCCACAAAAGAGGGCATAGGGTTAGTGGTGTCGTTGCCGACTTGTCGAGGTGCATATCCACCAAATGCGGAAGAACCGTCAAGCGGTCCGAGAGTAAAGTTACCGTTTGATTGCCTAACAAGAGCGTGCGGCATGGTTGACGAGTTGATTGTCGTCTCGATGCCTGGCTGCACTGTCTCTTCCCATGTGCCTGTGCCGGGGACACCTTCGGCGTCCGGTTTGAAGTTGACGAAATAATCGTCATTTTCAGAGTCGCCCGTGTTCATGACTTTGCAAGTGAAGTCAGGAAAACATTGGGTAGGCAATTCAGTAATATCCAGCGCCGTGTCTTTAATGACAGTCATAGCGCGGTTAGTCACACCACCACGTACAGCGATGTTGAACTTTCTAGAGTCTGTTCGTTTAACCCGAAGTACATGGCCAACATGATCAGCGGCATAGCCGGAAATATTATTGACTGCAGTTTGCAAGTTAGTAACAATGTCGCTTACTTGCAGGGTTCCTGAAGTCGCATTACTAGGCGTAGTAAAAGTTGCAGTACCATCAGAAGCGAAGGTATAAACAAACTTTTCTTCTGCTACACGGACAGTAAACGTTTTTCCTTGCTGAGTAACTGTGGTGGTATCACCTACACGCCAACCGCTACCACCATTTTTGAGAATAACGCTTGTGGTGTATCGGGATTTGTATGAGTTAGAAGCTTCGTCATAGTACGCAGAGCACTGATTAACAAGACGAAAAGACAAACCCGTCTTGCTACCTTGATTGACTGTATGGTCCTGCGCAGAGTTTTGAGCACAAGAGCCAGCATCATCGACTTCATACGAGCCAGGCGTAACTTCTAATCTTGTCGCACTATAAACCTGAGTCTGTTGAGTATTCCCATCTCTGTTGAGGTCAATAGAATAGGTAGTGTTGTATGAAACAGCATTGATAGTGACGATAGCTTCGTCTCTAGTATCAGTGAGTTCGACACTGTTCGTACTGACAATACGCTCATTATTGGCAATAAGCGTATAATCTGCAAGCTGCAGCGTAGAAATACTGTCCAGAGAAGATGCGTTTAGATAATCATCAACCCCAGATGCAAGCGTGACAGTACGCTCAGTTCCGTCATTTGCATCCCATACACGGACGACTGTGGTTGTAGTTCTATAGATCGCGACTATATAACGCTCAACTCCGTCGCGAAAGATAGGGAACCACTTAGCGGATGTGGGAATTGAATCAGTAGCGCTAGCAGAGTTGAGCTTTGCAATGAATGTAGTAGCTGGCCTTTTCTTGCAACCGTATGTGGGATCAAGATAAGTGTTGATTGCTTCCCGAACTTGGCCAGGTAGTTTTACAGGGTCGGGCTGGTTACTGACCCCACCGAGCACGTTTGGGATAGTTTGGGAAACTGCAGCCATTAGAAGTGACGATAGACAGCGTTATAGGGGAGGTATGAGTCGAACTCTTTGCCGCCTGCACGGTCATTGAAGATGTTGTAATCCCCCTGCTGTGTCTCATATTCCATCACCGCAGCGCGGGCGAGAATCTCTTCACGTTCAGAGTATTTGACAACTTCAGAGGAACCGACAGCACGGTTTGCAAAGAGGTTAGCGGCGCGGACTGCGATGTACTGCTTACAGACTTCGGGCAGCTCTACAAAGTCGAAGTACCAGACCACCTTTAGGTAGACGGTTTCCTCGAAGTCGAATGTATGCTTGCGCTTGTCATACAGCTTTCCGTTACGAATAACGGTTTCAAATGGTGCTGTCTCCACCATGTCCAGCGACAGGATATTGCTGGGGATGGAAATGTTTTTGTTTGAGTCTGGAGTGAATGGGTAGTCCTGCTCTGTATTAAAAGCCCAGCCCTCGGACTGGAAAGCATGAGATACCTCATCCAATATCTGCTCAGCCAAAGCAGCTAGCGGGTTAGCTGAGTCCAGACTCGTAATCGGAGATTGTCCGATATTAGAAAGAATAATGTTTACGGCTGACAGTTTCGTCAGCTTGTGCGTAGTTGCCATTTATTTCTAGGGAATGGTAAGCCCCGAGGGACCAAAAAGGTCCCAAGGGGGCAAGCCTCACTTGGCCTGCAGAGATCCAGCAACGGAGGTACGGAGCATACCCACGCCCATGGCCAATTTACCGACGATGAGATCACCTTGGTATTGAACACGGAACGAATCCGAAGTCGTTTCTACGGTAGGAGCGATGCTTTCCAGCACGCCCACCGCTTCTTTATGGAAAACGAGTCCACAGCACTTGTCGTTTGCATCTGTGTAGTCGTTGTTCTCACCAGTCACGGCGCTGTTGTAAGCAGCCATGAAAGGCAGGTTGTTGCTCTTCAGCAGTTTAATGCCGGCAATGCTGAACAAGCCGTCACCAGTATTGATGCTGCCCTGAGTACCACCCAGCTCGCGATTCAATACATTAGTGTCCACAGAAGAGATCAGACCCAGGTACTGGCGAGGGCTGAGAACGCAGCTACGGCCTTCCGCAGGAGCATTCCTTTCATCCAACACAGCAGCGGCTTCAAACAGACCGTCTACGATAGATTGTGCGTCGAACTGCTTACCGGAGCCGATGCTAACTTCAAAGCCACCGGGCTCTCCAGTAACAGGAGAAGCGGCGCGAGAAGCCATGTCAAGGACACGAGCAATGCGCTGATCGTAAAATTTTGCGAGTGCTTCGCCGATCTGTTTTGAGATCTCAGCTCGCTGCGAATACTGGCTGAGGATTTCCTCAAGGCTGTAAATAAACTGGGATGAAATCAACAAATCATCCATGTTGATTGTCACCTCGTTTGCCTTAAGTGCGGCGTCTGCGAGGATCGGCTGGCCCGGCGTATGAAAGCCAGCACCGAGAGTTCCTTGGAGCAAGAACTGTTTAGATTTGCCTCCACGGAGAGCATAGTTGCGAACAAGGCCTTTGAAGATCGAGGCAGAGTTGAACGCATTGAACACCTCGCCACTGAACAAAGTAAGCGCGGTGGCGTACTTATTGGCAAAGGTATTGCTCTGGTTTCCATTCACGGCATTAGGCCGTGAGATGAAGTTCATGTTAGTCATTTTTAAGAGGAGAAAGAATTGAAATGGTCGGTCTTCCGATCAAATTCCTTTCAGTGAAAGTTGTCCCAGCGAACTGGGGCTTTCTCCTAGTCGAAAATATCTCTATAGACCTTAAAGTCCTTTCCCTTGCAAGGGTCGCCGTTTTTAGGCCCACGGGCGCGGGGCAACAGGAGACAGGTCCTACTCTGAGGTGCCTGTCTCCACTTCCTTAAACACGTTCCGTCAGGTGTTTACAGAGCCGATATTAGTGCGTCGGCGAAGCGCACTTGGAACAGGATGATTTGATATATGAGACGCCGCGATACTTCAGTTTCTGCTCTTTGAAAGCAGCTTGCTGTTCACGGACACGTTGACGAAGTTCGACAGTTGACATGATGAAAGCCTCGAAGTCCCACCCCCCGTTCCATGAGTGGGCGTTATGCG